TGGACATTTTAACACCAAGTTGAACCTTAGATCCAGAGAAGCCTTGTCCTATAACCTGTCCTGCTCTTCCTCTCATGGATGACATGAGAAGATTAGGATATTCAAAATCATAATTTAATATAGATGCTACCTGATCTCCTATATCATTTACCTCAACTAATATAAAAGCATCATTGTATCCTTTACAAGTTTCGTGTATAATATTAGGAAACAACATAGGTTTAATTTCATTATTCCTATACTTTGCTACAACTTTATGGGGAAATGTGGTTATGTCTACGATTATAAATGTAGAATAATCTTCACCCACACCACGAGCAACGTCCACAGTGCAAACATAATCATGTTTCTCTTGTGGTTCCTCATATAAATCCAATCCTTCATTCGACATTTTTGGTTTGTCATAAACCAAGGATTTTAATTTTGCTGGATTTATTAAGGTATCAACAGAACCTAAGAAGTTACATTCAAACTCAACCTTGAATTGTGCTTCTGATGTGTTGGCAATAGTTTGTTCTTTCCATGCTTCATCTCTACCAGGAACTTCACTCCAATGGACTACAGTAGGTACATATTCATTATCTCCGTTCTCAGCATCGTGCCACATGCGATAGAAGTGGTTCATACCCTTAGGGGTAGAGACGATGATAATCTTAGTTGATTTACCAGATGAAATTGTAGGATATACTGAACTAAAAAAGTCGTCAGCAATATGATTAGGAACGAATGCAAATTCGTCTAGGAATATGATATTAAAAGTCATACCCCGAACTGCAGCAGCAGAGGTAGATGCTGCCATAATCTTAGAACCGTTCTCCAGTTCTAAACTACCTTTGTTCCATACGAGGATACCCTGTTGCATCCATTTTGGTAAGTTCTCGTAAGCAGTCTGGAGTCTTGCTAACAAGTCTCTGGCAGTCGCTGCCTTGTTTGCAAGGATACCAATATTAACATTATCATTAAAGATAGCATAATGAAGTAGATAAGATACAGACGTGGTTGACTTACCAGTCTGTCTAGGCATCATACAAATATTAAATCTATTCTCATGAAATCTATTAATTAACTTTTCTTGGAAGGGCCACATATCAAACCCAACCAGTCCCTCATCAACGTTTACAATCTTGATATATTCACGAGCAAAATAAACTGGATTAAGTTTGCACTTAATAAATTCATTAATTTGTTCACGGGTAAAATCAATCTCAGTATTTGCTTTCTTGAGATTGGGATTACCAAGATATATTTCTTGAGCCATAATTAAGTTTGTCGATAACCACTAACGATAAAAGTACAAGTTCCACCAGCACCAGTTGATTCAAAATTACCAGCACCAACGAACAAAGCATCTCCACTATTTTCAAGAACTAAAGGAGAAGCATAAACATCAAATCTATAATTTCCTCTATCTACAATATTTTCATCAGCAATCCTAAAATCAGGGGAATCTGTTGTTCCTCCATTAGGAACGAAATAAATCTGAGCACTAGTGGACGCTCCGTATCCAGCATGTGCGTATATACCATCAATATAAATCTTTTTATTGTCAATACAAGTAATCACACCTACAGTGCTACCATAGGCAACCTTTATGGGATTACATATTTTACCATAAACAATTGGATTTGCCATTAATTGATACTACTAGATTTAATTGCTTGGATTCTTTTGAAAGTTTCTTTTGGTGTATCAACCATATTTTTCTTTCTCTTTGCTATTTGTTTAGATTGAACCTGATCAACTGTAGGACAATTGGCCTCAGGTAACTGTAAAATTGGTTTAGTAGGATCTCTCATGACGACATCATAATTCATGACCCTAGATCCAGGATATACTTTTACAATTGCATCTTGTACTTCTCTCTTAGAAGGAACCTTTAACTCAGGGAAAAACATCTGAAGAGACATATACTTACCACGCCATTGGAACGTGACATACATTGTCTGTCCGTTTACTCTTGGAAGAGTTGTTGCTTCATAAGTATAAGTCTTTTTACCAACTTTGGTTTGACCATACTCACTAGTTCTACCTGGACGCACTTGACCTAACTTAGTTCCTTTTCTAGAAACACCAGTAGATGTTTTACGTCCCCTCTTAGTAGTTGGGTGTAATGTTGCTTTGTCTTTTCCTCTTTTTGTGATCACAGCATCTTGGTCATACTTCTTACCAAGACGTTTCATCTGCTTTTTAAATTTCCTAAATTTTTTCTTAGGAGCATTAACAGCAATAGATGGTTCACTTACTGTTTTCTTTTCACCAGTTTTACTATCTGTTTCAGGATACTCACCTTTTACTTTCTTATATCCGTAACCCATACTACGAACTTTTTTGCCCAGTTCCTTGTTACGTGCTTTATTTTCTTTACTAGATTTGTCACCCCTATTAGCAGTTAGGACTGCGGTGCTGCGTCTCTTAGAGTGCTGCACCTGACGTGACATACTACCTTCATCTATCAGCATTTCCACTTCCTCAACGCTAAAGCTTTACGAGTAGGTCTACCTTTCTCGTCTTTCATCGGTCCCTTCATACCACCCATGCGAGCACAGAATGATCTCTTTCTAGGACCGCCTTCTGGTTGTGGTGCTTTTAGATCAGATCCAGGATTCTCACGTTCGTAAGACTTTCTACCTTTCTCATTCAAACCACCAGACTTATTCTTACCTTCCTTGCGTTGCCATGCAGCAGACTTCTCTTGTATTTCTACTTCTTCATTCTTTGGTCTACAGTCAGCAACCATTTTTCCACCTTTCATTTTCATACCAACTTTCTTATGAGTTTTCCAACACTCATCATAGAATTGATTAAATGTTTTGTATTCTACTTCCTCCTTCTTACTACTATTACCCCAATTAGCAGCACCTACTTTACGACACTTAACCAATGCACCTGATGCGTACGCACTAGGCCATACAGAGTAACGTGACTTTACCTTATGATAGCAAGCATCTTTTGTGCCACTACCCTTACCTTTCTTATCTGCCTCTGTTACATTCTCTACTTCTTCTTTCTTAGTTTTCTTTACACAGTTTGGATATCTCTTTCCAAACATAGTCTTCATACCTTTCTTCTCATAACCTTTCCAACATGCCTCTTCCATATCTTTGGCATGTTTTCTTATCCTCTTTGCTTGACTTTTATGCATTACCACTGCTTTGTCAAGTTCTTTTGCAATAGTATTAAGATCTTTAGATTCTTTCATTTTTTTCTTAGAATCAGTTTTAACATAGGTAGGTTTTGCAGCACCACGCTTTGATTGCTGACCAGGGTCTGCTGCTTTCTTTCTTCTTGATGCGGAGAGTCTTTGTGCTTTAGTCATGCTTGCTCTCTTTGCAGAGGACACGCATTTAGGTGTGCCTTCGCCAGGTTCATCACTAGCACAGGTTCCACCTGTAACCACGTTTACCCAACCACCTTTACCGTCTTTGGATTTAGACCCTTTAAACCATTTATGGAGTGAGCCTTCACTCATTCCTCCTCCGTTGCCACCTCCGTTGGACCCGTTCCCATTGCCATTGCCGTTGCCAGAACTAGACCCATTAGTTCCTGAACGCCCATTGCCATTTCCGTTGCCGTTTTTCTTAGATTTCTGTCCATCATCTTCATCCTTTGTTAAGTAACCACTACGCATGACATGATAACCCTTTGGTATAGGTTTACACTTTTTTGATTTGGTGCAATAATATTGACCAGCAGGACAGTCCTTCATAAGAAAATAAGAAGTCTCCTTATATTTATTACTCTTCTTCTTCCAATATTTGTTGATAGTATTTTATCTTCCTACGAAGAGTCAGAACTTCTCTTTGAAGTTCTGCATTTTCTTCTTCAAGGATCTCAATGTGATCTTGGTAGATGATAACACTCATGTAGTTATTTAATCATTTAATGTCTTCTTTAGTATCGTTACAATAATTAAAGAAGACATTATTCATAATAATCGTCTAAATCAGAATGGTAATCCCGACGACGCTTGCGTTGGAAGTAAAGAACTACCACCGCCACCACCGCCACCAAGATCATTGGTCCCAAGAGGAAGTGATCCGCCACCCAGTCCACCAAGTGATCCAGTAACTGCTTCAATAGCTTGTTGCTTAACTGTATCAATGATAGAATCTCTGTTGACATATACAAATACACCACTGCCAATAAGGGCAATAGATATAGCACCAGACGCAATAGCAATGACATTTACAATTTTTTGCATGACTTTAAGTAGTAGGTTTTTGTGGTTTTGGAGATGAAACGCCACCTATTTGTAGAGGTGCTTGTTCAATACGAATGACTTGAGCAGGTGCAGTTTGACTTGCTTTCTCAATCAATCTTTCCATGTCTGCTTTAGACACTTGACCAGGAGAAGAACCGTTGCCGTTGCCGTTCATTTTCATAGTACCGTCTCCTTTTTTGGAGGCGGTTTGAATTCCAAAGCTAGCCAGGACTCCCGTAAATACCGAAGCAATAAATGTTGGATCTATTTTTTGTTGCGGTACGCCTGGGATAGCTACGTAATTAAGAGTCAATATACCCCCCGACCACACCAACACGCCTAGACGTACAAATGTACTAACGATTGCTGCTTGTTCTTCAGCGTCTGGTAAGATTGCATCTTTTAACTTACCAAGAGCACCTTTTTCCTCTTTGTCGGTCTCTTCTTCTTTAATCTCTTCTTTTACTTCCTCAGCCATTCACTTTTTGCAGGGCTTAATATATATACAATTTCTATTTCTAACCGAGTGCTAATACCAATCCTATTGATGCTTTACCTGTCAAATTAGAACCATCACCAAAGTATGTTACAGCAGCACCAGCAACAGCAGTAACTATACCAGAAACCTCTATGCCACTATTTGCTGTTATAATACCAACCGAATCTATATTAGTTACATCCTCATAGAAAACTGTACCTGCACAAGATATATTACCTTTAACTGTAAGACTTTTAGCAATACCTACACCACCAGAGACTATCAAGGCTCCATTATTAAATGCAGTTGAATTGGTAGTATCGCTAACTACAGCAACACCTTTAATTGACATTCCACCAGTGGAAGTAACAATACCAACATCCATACCAAATGCTGATGTATTACCTTGTGTAAGTGTTTGATCTAATGTCTCTGCAGCAGGGGCAAGAGCAGTACTAGCAATACCTACCCAACCAGATCCATCGTAAATAAGTAACTTATTCGTGCCAGTGGTCTCATCAAAACTAACATCATCCAAATCTTTGATGAATCCTGCACCACCGCCACCCATAGTTGACAGTTGGGTTTGAATACGATTAATAAAAATTCTATAATGTTCTGCTAGATCTTTAAGAGTAGCAAACTTCTGATCCATTGGTGTTAGTGGATCTGTTCCAGTACCAATATTCTCTGCAGTATCTGGTGGTTCATTCAGAATACCTTCTTGGAGTTCTAAATCTTTTTGTTTTAGTTGTATGTCATAAACAAGTGCCTTTAATTCAGTTAGATTCTTAAGTTCTTTCTTAATAACTCTTAGATCCTCTTCATAATATTTTGGCTTAGGTAAAGACTCTATTCTTTCTTGAAGAGATTTAACCTCACCATCCATATACTTAGCAAGATTATCTGTAGACTCTACAAAAGACTCTTGTAAGTTGTCTACTGTTTTCTTTGTTACTTCACTAAAAGCATCAAACCTTTCACCCACCTTTTCATTAAAAGTTATCTCAAATTCTTTTTGGTTAGTCTTTAATTTCTTCTGAAGATTCCATATAACAGTAGATTGTTCTCTAAGTTCTTTAAAGATATCCTTTCTTACAACATCAACTCTTTCATGAATAGTCTTAAAATCAGTCTTTGTTTCAAATGATTTAGTATCACTTTCTTCATGTATTTTTTCTAACTCATTGGTTACTCTTGCAGCAAGTGTTGATATAGTATCTCTAACTCCTCTGAAATCTTCATCAATAACATTGAATCCTTTTCCAACCCAAGCAAAATCAGGAACTTCTGTAACCTTATGAATCCAAGTTGGTAAAGTAGGAATAGATTCTTCAACTTTATTAATTGATTCACGTAATGCTTCTAACTCATTTTCATAATACCTAACTTCAGGTATTACTGGTATCTCTTCTTTTACCTGTTGAATACTAGCAGATAACTCTTCTAGTTCTGGTGCATAATCTTTTATCTCTGGTATCTCTGGTATGTCATTACGAACATCATTAACCATTCGTACCAACTCACCCCATTCTGGTGCCTTGATAACATCCTCTACCTCTATAAAGGAGTTGCCATCAGCATCTTCAATGGTTTGAACTTCCTCTACTATCTCTTCTTTTGGTAAAAATTCATCTACCGATGGTAATGTAGGCTCAACAATAAACTCGTCTATTGACGGTAGATTAGCAATAGGAGTTTTGTCTATCATATTGTTATTTATTTTGGGCCTTAGTCGCCTCTTTTAGCATCTTTGCTAGGTCAGCTGTAGAACCAACAAAAAGTGAATTGTTGACAGTAGATGGTCCTTTTTGTACTGTCTCCTCTTCCACGTCTTTAAGTTTCTTTTGCAGATCCATTAACTTATCTGTGGCATCTGAAACCGATTTGACTAATTGTCCAGCAACTTCGTATGCTCTTGGCATGTCACTCTCTTGAGCAAGTTCAAGAATTCCATTAATTGCTTCTTGTCCTTTTTCAATGATAGAGTATAAATTGCCTCTTGTGTATTCGTAGTCATTTCTAATATCTGTTTTGTCCCGATCTTCGGGTGGTTTTTGAATACCAACCTTCTTAACGTCTGCTACAACTTCACTTGCAACATCAAATGTTTTCTCTAATTCCGTAAAGTCTGCCATGATTACACATCCTTATTCTGAGATGGACTATACTGTTTAAAGTCTTGGAAGAATGAAGTTGTTTCATTGAATCCAAAATCATCACCCATTTCAATAAGAGCATCATCAGCAGAAGTGATAAGATCTACTGTAGAACCATTAACGTGTTCTTGAGCACTGGTTCCTTCTTGACCACGTAGAACAACAAGATTATTACCATCAATCTCTTTGATT